AATTTGCCCTAAAAGGATAAAAAGTGTATAATATATCTTCGAAGCCAAAAAATCTTGTTGCCAAAGATTTGCGCACACCTAAGTATCGCATGCGTGTGGTGGAGTCGAAGGTTCTTTACACACGTAAAACTAAACACAAGAAAGGTGCATATGAGTCTAAAATTTCAGAGTGAGATATACAAGAGTGGAATGCTCACCACTATTGAAGTGCACGATCACGAGTATGATCTAGTAGAATTTGTTATCAAACGCAATATGCTTGCAGAAGACGGCAAAACTCTAGTTGATACAAAGAGCAGTATGTATTTTACAAATAGAGAGTTTAAGGATTTCTTTTCTCAATTTACAAATGCTATGCAAGAAAGATTTAATAATGGAAACAAACTCGACTCCACAATTTAAAGAATGGCTATTAGGTTTACTACGAGATGAAAACACAAAAGATCTGCTGGTTACTTTTACCAAAAAAGATGGTTCGCAAAGAATCATCAACGCAACACTTGCGCAAGGTAGAATCCCGACCGACAAACAGCCAAAGTCTCAAGCCGAAGATTCCTATTCTTCTGCAGCCTGTCGAGTCTTTGACACAGAACTAGGCGCCAAGGTATAATGTTAGTTCTTATGGAGGTTTCAAACCTATGAATACTGCAAAACGAAAAGCCAGAGCAGATGCAATTATTTCTGCAATGAAAGGCGACGAGCCAGTTGTAACTATTGAGAACTACACAGTTGAATTAAATAAAGCACTTTCGTGGTACACAGAGCACAGCGATGATAAGAAACGTCGCAAATATGCTATTGAGTACTTCGCCAAACTCGGTAAGAAGAACGAGGTTCTTGCTATCAATAAAGCAACAGACTTCGAGATTCGCCAGGTGGCAATTATCTGTCGTTTGCTATCTCGCCAGCAGCATATCACTGACACACATTTGTCTTGGTTAGACAAAAGCGTCAAGGAATTGCTATACAAATATAAAATTGTAAAGACTGAAGCAAAGAAACCTACTGCTGTTGTTATCAGTATACAAGATAGGATTGAGGAGACTGCTAAAAAGTATGCAGCAGAGATTGATAATGAGATTGATCTGTTTGTGGTTAACAAGAGCAGCGAGTTTAATACTAAAAACTTTCTATTGGCCAACTCGATCTCTGCACCAGTAGCCAAACGCATCGGTGAGTTTTACATTCCTACGTTAAACGAGATAAACGAGGTTCTCGCTGGTGACGATGATCAACTTGTAGAGGGTTATTCAAACTTCACCAAGCGTGAACTTAAGAAGTATCTACAGTTTGTCGAGTCTATCATTCAGGATTGCCAGCAGCAAGTGCAAACTGCCAAAGCATCTCGAGCACCACGTAAGCGCAAGCCAGTGTCACCAATCAAGGTAGTGGCAAAGATGAAATATATGAAAGAGTTTGCTGAACTAAATCTTAAATCTAGTCGTCCAGAGAATATTCTTACATCAAGTGAACTGTGGGTATATAATACCAAGTATCGTAGGATACAGGTTTATAAGGCAGAGATGGATGTTCTTGGTGTAAAGGGTACAACTGTGATTGGATTCAGTCTGAGAGAATCTTTGTCTTATACTCTTCGCAAGCCAGAGGAATTCTTTAAGGATGTAAGTTTATCTAAGCGTGCACTCAACTCAGCTATTAAGAAACTTACAACTAAGCCAAGCAAACCAAATGGTCGTATCAATGAAGAGTGCATATTATTGGGAGCATTTTGATGATTCTAGTAGATTATAGTCAGGTGGCACTTGCTGCCATTCTGACATTCCAACGTGAACTGAAGGGTACAGAATCAGAGGTAAAGAATCTGATTCGTCATGCTACTCTATCTACTCTAAAGTCATACAAGAAAAAGTATGTCAAAGAATACGGCGAGATGGTTATCTGCTGCGATGGACGCAAGTACTGGCGCAGGGATGCATTTGAGCACTACAAAGCCAATCGCAAGAAAGCCAGAGATAATTCAGATCTAGACTGGCATCTTATCTTTGATACGCTATCAGAAATGCGCGATGACATTTCTAAGCATTTTCCATGGCGTGTTGTACATGTTGAACGAGCAGAGGCAGATGACATCATTGCAGTTATGACAGAGTGGGCGCAGTCCAATGATCTTTATGCGCAGGGATTGATCGAAGAGCCACAGAAGATTCTTATCCTCTCAAGCGATAAAGACTTCAAGCAGTTACAGCTAGAGCCATTCTCAACTGGTAATGTGCGTCAGTGGTCACCTATGCAGAAGAAATTTATCCAGGCATCCAAACAAGAGATTATGGATTTTACAATTGAGCATATCGTTAAGGGTGACTCTGGCGATGGCATACCAAACATTCTTTCCAAAGATGATGTGTTTGTATCAGGCGAGCGTCAGAAACCAGTTAGCGCGAAACGTCTCACAGAGTTTTTACAGAAAGGTATTGCTGCATGTCGTAATGACGAGGAGAAACGTAACTGGGTTAGAAATGCAAAACTTATTGCATTCGACCATATCCCCGCAGACGTGAAAGAATCTATTCTTAATCACTACCTAAATAATAAACCCACAGGTGATAAGATGTCTGTTATGAACTATTTGATAGAGCATCGTTGCCGTTTGTTACTTGACGAAATTGAGGAGTTTTAATGACAAAGTTTGTTACTGAGATGTTGGCAGAAGTTAATGATAATCCAGAGTTGCTTAAGACTACGTACAAAGGTAACAATGTTCTTAAGTTTATCTTTGAGCATTCTTTTATCAAGGAGAAGAGGTTTCTATTACCAGATACCGATCCACCATTTAAGAGAGATGCTGCACCAATAGGAATGAGTCCTGCTAATTTCTTACAGGAAACAAAAAGATTCTACGTCTTTTGCAGAGAAGATCTTTCCAAATTGCGTAGAGAAACTTTGTTCATTCAACTGTTGGAAAATGTTCATCCTTCTGAAGCAGATGTAATTCTTGCAGTTAAGAATCAGAAGTTAACAAAACTATATCCAAAAATAACAGCAAAGGTGGTTGCTGATGCTGGATTTATTCCAGCGCCACAGAAGAAAGAGAAAGAGTAATGCTAACAATAGAAATTACTGAATCTGCAACTGGAACAAAAACAGTTGGTGAACTGCGCAAGTATACAGAGAACACAGCAATGATGGTTCTTGTTAAAGACTTTCTGTCTGCTGAGTTGCAATCAGTCATTTTTGAATGGGATGGCAGTAAGTTTGTTTCACTCGATGGCAAGTACGAAAGCGACTTCCAATACACCAAAGAATATGAAGAAGCCAATGCACCATCTAGGCTGGTCAGACACCCTAAGCCAGGACACTAGAATAACCCTACTAGCGGTAGGGTTATTTGCAAAATAGGTGTTGTCTTTAATTCGCAAAAAGCGTATAATTATTATGTAAACTTGAGAAAGGTAATATATTATGAAAACCAAAATAATCCTAGCTGTTGCAATATCTGCCCTGATGGCAGGCTGTGCTACCAAACAAGAGTCAGTTCGGGTTCTTCCCAAAGAGTCTGCTCTTGAAGCCAAACCTGACATCAAGACAGCAGAGGTAACTTTCCACGAAAAGAATGGAACATTGATCCTTGAGTTTGACGAGCAGGGTTCATGGGTTCGTATCAAGACCAGTGGTACATCTCCCGTTGAATTCAATCATGCCAATGCACGTGAGCAAGCGTTCACGATCGCGACTATGCGCGCAAAGCGTAATCTGGTTGAGTTCCTCAGCAATGACGTAAAGTCCCAGAAAGCAGTTAGCAATATTTCTGACGTGTTCCTCAAAGACATCGTTAAGGAAGATTCAACTAACAGCCTAAGGTCTTTGTCTGCTGATGAGGAAGGTACTGGTAATGCATCGCAGCAGAACTCAAACGAGAATCGTAATCGTGCTAACAAAGTTGCAACGAATGTGCGCGAGCAAATCGTTGACAATGCCAATGCGATCCTGCGTGGTGCGTATGTGTCCAAGCGTAACATTGATCCTGCAACCAATCAGGTTAGCGTAGAGATCAGTATCTCGCGTAAGACTATCACTCGCTACTGCTGGTGTTTCCAATGTGGCTAATGCTTTGGATGCAGTAGTAAACTCGAGCAAAGAAATCATCAAAGAGAACGTAAAATGAAAAAGTTACTACTCGCTGCTTTGATTGCAACTTCCATGGCTGCTAATGCTGAGGAAGTTGTAGTTGATGGCTACGGTGCAACTTATGAGAGCGCACTGCGTGCTGCTAAGATTGCTGCGTTGGAGAAAGTTACTGGTACTTGGATTAACAGCGAACATTATCTGCGTAACAATAAAGCAGATGAACGCATCACCCAGTACAACGGCGGAGTGATCAAATCGTATAAAGTTCTTTCATACAAAGAGAATGTGGTGACAATTGTGGCAGATGTAGATGTTGTAAAAGACAATCGTGTTGCCATGAATTCTACCCACGAGGTTAGTGACGAGGATAGGCAGAAACTTGTTGATCGCCAAAGAAACTACAATAACATCAGAGTGGCTATGGATGTTATGGATGGAAACTCCTCCATGTTCTTTAAGCAGACAGGTGTGCAGTATGTGAATCGTGGTGAGAGTACGACAGTTGTTGTGAATGGTTTAATCGGCTGGAATAAGAAATGGGTATCGGACTTTAAGTCGCTACTGCAAACATCAGGCAATCGTGGCGATACGGTAACCGACACCAAACAGCGTATGGCTGGTGGCGTAGTACATAACCTGCTTATGTTGAATCCAATTCTGGCAGGTATTGCATCTGTTCCCCTGTCTAAAGTGCAGGAAGAGGAAGTTGTAGATAATACACCGATGGTTTGTTTTAACTCTAGTGGAGATTGTTATAAGACTCAGATTGGATTGCGTAGATTTGAATATGGATCGCCAATCAAACTAGAAGTACGTGGCTATAGAGAAGATTTGTTAGTTACTAACAGGGCAATAGTTTTCAGAGATACAAACTTGTATGAGAATATTCCAGCAGGTGCGTCACGGGATATGTGGCACAATGGCAAAGAAAAGTTTATGAATCCGACACTTATGGTGAATGAGAACAATATTATGCCAGTGCACTTTTCGTTTGAGATGAGAACTGCTGATTTGTCTAGGATTACATCATTTAGATATGGAGTGAAATAAAATGCCAAACTGGTGCGATAATAGCGTTACATTATATAATGAAGATGTTGAGAAGGTTTC